AGCAAGCAAATCAAATCTCTTGTTAAGGGAACTGATGATACTGCACTCAAGTATTATGCTAGAAGAGATTTTGTTCTAGATTCTTCTGCTTCTGGTGGTCAAATCACATTCAAAGCACAACTTGAGTTTGGTACTCAAAAGTTTGTATCTTTCAGTGAAGAGAACTTCCTACTTACTGTACTAGACAAAGGTAATGCAACATCTATTGAGACTGGTGATGTTGTTTATGTTCCAGCAGATGCAGTATCTGTAGCAGCTTCTACTGATACATCTACTGGTCTAACAGCAGGTAGTGTGACGGTTACTCTACCGTCCACATACTTCGGATCACTATCTGGTGGAACAGCATATCCAAAACTAAAACTAACAGCGACTCTAGAAGTTTCTAAAGCACGTCCTAGACTAAAAACTATTGTTAGAAATAAGAAAGTTGTAATCACTCCTGCAGGAGATAAGATTATTCCTATTAGAGGACAAGATCAGGATGCAGCAGAGATTAACACAATCTCTTATTCTGATGTAATCAAATTAAATTACATCTACGAAGGATCTACCACTGCACCTCCTGAGATTGATAGTGCAGGTCAATTGATTAGTGGTACTGATGTAACTAATAGATATACGTTCGACGACGGTCAAAGAGACAATTTCTATGATGTTTCTAGAATCGTTCTAAAACCTGGATTCAACAATCCAACAGGTCAACTATTAATTTCGTTTGATTACTTTGATCACTCCGCTGGAGATTTCTGTGTTGTTGATTCTTACATTCACGAAGCTGGTGTTTCGGCAGATGAGATCCCAACATTCAACTCTTCTGTATATGGTGTAACGAACTTAAGAGATGTTATTGACTTTAGACCTAAAGTTGATACTGCAGCAACGATTACTGGTTTCCAAGATCAGTCTAACTTTGCTAGAAATATCTTCAATGAATTTACAGGTGAGGGTGGTGTCGTAACGGCATGTCCTGCATCCGATAGCAATCTATCATATACAATTTCATTCTATCAGAGTCAATATCTAGATAGAATTGATGGTTTGTTCTTAAACAAGAAGGGTGAGTTCTTAATCAAGGAAGGTAACTCTTCACTCAACCCATCCAAACCAGAATTGGTGGATGATGCAATCGCTCTCGCATATCTGTATATTCCTGCTTACACAACATCTAGCAAAGATGTTCGCACGATTCCTGTTGATAACAAGCGTTACACAATGCGTGATATCGGCAAACTAGAGAAGCGTGTAGAAAGACTTGAGTATTATACTCTTCTTAGTGTACTAGAGCAACAAGCTCTTAACATGCAAGTTAAAGATGCTAGTGGATTTGAGAGATTCAAGAGTGGTTTTGTCGTAGACAATTTTGAAACACATAAAGTTGGTAGAGTAAGTTCTATTGACTATAAGTGTTCTATCGACACAAAACAGTCTGTACTGAGATCTCAAGCAAGAGAAGATAGCATTGATCTATCAGAAGTCAACACAAAAGAAGATGAAAGAGTTGTATCGGGTTATGTTAGAAACGGTGATGTTATCACTCTACCATATAGTGAACTAACTCTGCTTGAGAATCCATTTGCAACTAAAAAGATTAATCCAAACCCATTTGTTGTTTTCCAATATGTTGGTGAAGGAGAAGTTTCTCCACAGATTGATCAGTGGTACGATCAAAGCGTAGAACCTTTGGTTGTAGATACAAATACAAGTCTCTTCGATATCTTTATTGCTAAAGATGATAGTAGAGAGAGTTTCTCTAGTCTCCATAATTCATTCATTGTAAACTGGGTTGGAACTTCCCCTTCGTTTACATCAATTAATTCTCTTGGTGAGACGAATACCGCCAACGCCAAGTCTTCTGTCAAAGCTGCTTCTGTTGGAAGTTCTTCCAATATTAGTCCACAAAACAATGAACTTGGCAAAGGTGTACAAACTAAAGCAGTTGGCGAAAGTGTTGTATCAACATCACTACAGTTCTTTGCTAGAACTAGACCTATCAAGTTTGTAATTGGAAGACTTAAGCCTCTAACTAAAGTATCTGTATTCTTAGAAGGCAGAAATATTAATCGTTGGGTAAACCCAGACCTAAGATATACTGGCATTGCTGGTAATTCGCTATCAGCATTTAATGGCGAGATTGTGACCGATGAAAATGGCAACGCTAGTGGTTTGATTCTATTGCCTGCTGGTTATGCTCCTCGTGAAAATGCTACTTGGACTGGAGACGCTGATACTGTTGAGTATGACGAAGCTTCAGAAGAACTACGTTTCACAACTGGTGAACTAACATTTAGATTTACTTCTAGTAGCACTAATGAAGATAAGACTACCGTAGATACATACGCAGAAATCAAGTATTATGCATCGGGTATTCTACCACAGAATCCCTCCAGTATTGTATCTACCAAACCTTCTTACTTTAAATCTAATGAGGGTGTACAGTTTGTCGAAAGCAATACTGATAATCCTCTAAGACCAAATCCACTAGCACAGGTATTCAAGGTTGAAAACTTTGACGGTGGTGTATTCATCACTGGTGCTGATCTATACTTTAAGAGTAAGAGCACCAATATTCCAGTTAGAGTTTACATGACTAATGTTGACTTTGACAAACCTGCTAAGAATATTGTTCCTGGAACAGAAAAAACTCTAACTCCTGAAACATTCCTTAAGTGCTTTGCTTCTGGTAATATATTGGTAACTAGAGGTGAGGTTGTTGTTGGCACAAGTTCTGCTGCTTCTGGACCTATTTCTAGAATCATTGATAAGAACGGTGTTGAATTAACTCCTTCATCTACAGGCGTATATGCTCTTACTAACGAGCAAGTATATACTCTCGTTCTCAAGAACCACAATGGTAGATCTTTCTTACAGAATGAATTGCTAGAGATTCCTTCTGTAACATTAGCAAATGCTACTGGAGGAACAGATCTTACATTGACGATTGCTAAAGACAGTGGAAAACTATCCGACATTAGAATTACCAATCCTGGTCAGAATTATGACAGTGCTGTTCTAACAATTGAAAGTCCACAACTTCCTGGTGGATCTGTAGCAACTGCTAAGATCAATGTATCTGACGGAAGAATCTACAATGCTGAGGTTTCTATTGCTGGTTTCGGATATACAGAGTCTCCTTCAGTGGTCATTAAAGGCGTTGGAAATGGCGCTGGAGGGTGTGAAGTAGAGACTTTCATTGAGATTGATACACCTGCTGTTAGAATGGGTGTAGCGACCGATTTTGAGGGTCTCACGGAGTCTACAACTCCTACCCATTTCGCGTTCGATTACCCTGTATATCTGGAGAATGATTCCGAATATGCGTTGGTAATTGAAACCGATTCAACGGATTATGAACTATGGTCTTCTAAGTTAGGAGAGACTGATCTTTCTACTAGCACTGTTATCACAACCCAACCATCTCTTGGATCTCTTTATAAGTCTCAAAATACTGAAAACTGGACAGAAGATCTAGATCAAGATCTTAAGTTCACATTATATCGTGCTGAGTTTGATATTTCAAGACCTTCTGAGTTACTACTCAAGAATGTAAATCTTGGTTATGAACTTCTTGAAATGAATCCAATTCAAACTGATGCAACTTCCGAGTCTATCGCTACTTCCAAGTTGTTTAAGAATAACAATAGCATTATCAAGATTAACCATAGAGACAACGGATTTGAGGATAGTGGAAAATCTTATGTCTTCTTCAGAGGCGCTGATGAGACAGGTGCTATTCCATCAGAAACTTTCAATACTAACTTATTCCAAGTTATGAACTCTGGTGTTGATTCTTATAACATCAGAACAATCACTCAGGCGGCAAGCAGTTCAGTTGGTGGTGGACATGTTTATGCCACTTACAATAGAAAGTTTGAAACATTGTATCCACAAGTACATTACTTAACTGTCTCTGGTACAACACTAAACACTTCCGTCAAAACCACTAATATCATTCCTGTTGATTCATCTACAACAAATTACACTTCATATTCACAAACTGATTTTGAGAAGACATTCTTGAATGAACCACATTATTTTGATAACCAAAAAGTCATCGCATCTGAAATTAATGAAACTCTAAACAGTCTCGCAAGATCTTTGACTTAT